TAGATGGAAGTAAATCAATAAAGAAAATTTTAAATGATAAGTAAGGTTAAAAAGATGATAGATTTTATATTAAGAAAAATAGAAAGCGTGGTGTCTAAAATTTCTACTTGGATATGGAGAATAAGAGTTAAGCGATCTCACTATAAGAGAGACAAGTGAAGTTTTTGTTGGTTATACAAATATGCTCGGCAGTAATACAGCAATGCAGTAATCCAATGGAAATGTATCCTTTACACACAAATTTCTTTAACTGTTCAACTGCTGGATACATAAATGCTTTGGGTATTGTTAGAGAATTAGGTATAGATGATGTGAACCAAGCTAAAATTATGGTACAATTTAGATGCGAGGAAATAGTATCTAGCTAATATGCAACTTTATAATGACGATTGTTTAAAGGTATTACCAACAATATCTGAAAAATCTATTGATTTAATACTTACTGACCCACCTTATGGAACTACTCAATGTAAATGGGATAGCATCATTCCATTTAAATCTATGTGGAAAGAACTTAAAAGAATTATAAAAGATAATGGTTGTATAGCTTTATTTGGAACAGAACCTTTTAGTAGTCATTTAAGATTGTCAAATTTAAATTGGTTTAAGTATGATTGGATTTGGAATAAAAAAAAACCAAGTAATGTTTTTTTAGTTAAAAAACAACCTTTAAAAAATATAGAATTAATAAGTATATTTTATAATAAACAACCAACTTATAATCCTCAACCAACACTAAAAAGCACAGGAAAAGGTTTTAGTCAAAAAAATCATAATTTATTTCATAAAGATAAAACCAAAGGTATTGCTAAAGTTGTCGATAATAGAAATACAACAAATGTAGGTTATCCAAAAGTTTTATTAGATCATATTAAAGTTTTAAATAATCTTTCTAAAGATAAATCAGGATTACACCCCACACAAAAACCAATAGAACTTTGTGAATATTTAATAAAAACCTATACTAATGAAAACGATACTGTTTTAGATTTTACAATGGGTTCAGGTAGTACAGGTGTTGCTTGTAAAAACCTCAATAGACAATTTATAGGAATAGAATTAGATCAAACTTATTTTAATATTTCTAAACAAAGAATAGAATCAACTTTATTATGAAAATCAAACTAACAAAGCCACAATACGAAGTTAGTTCGTGTAATAAAAGATTTAGAGTATTAATAAGTGGTCGTAGATTCGGTAAGACTTATCTATGTATTACTGAGATGATGAAATACGCATCTAAGCCAAATCAGCAAATATGGTATGTAGCACCAACTTTTAAAATGGCTAAAGAGATATGCTGGTCTAATTTAAAAGAAATGCTTAATCAGTTTAATTGGATTGAGGATATAAACGAAACAACACTTACAATCAGAATCAGAAAAACCAACAGTACAATATCATTAAAAGGTGCTGAAAATTACGACAGCTTACGGGGAACAGGATTAAACTTTCTAATACTTGATGAGTTTGCAGATATAGATAAAAGAACTTGGTTTGAAGTATTACGTGCTTCTGTAGCAGATACTTTAGGTGATGTATTAATGTGCGGAACTCCTAAAGGTTATGGTAATTGGTCTTATGAGATGTATCTTAAAGGTAAGCAAGACGATCAATGGTCTAGTTTCCAATACACTACTATTCAAGGTGGTATGGTTTCTAAAGAAGAAATAGAACAAGCTAAACAAGACATAGATATTAGAACATTTAGACAAGAGTTTGAGGGAACTTTTGAAAACTATGCTGGTGCTGTTTATTATAATTTTCACCCTGTTGATTCTGTAATAGATAAAAAAATAGATTGGTCTAAACCATTTCATTTAGGTATGGACTTTAACGTAGACCCAATGTCAGCTTGTGTAGCACAGATAGAAAAAGATAAAGTTTATGTCGTAGATGAGATAGTAATTTATTCAAGTAATACTGATGAAATGTGCCAAGAAATACGAGATAGATATGGTTCTAAAGCACAAATATTTGTATATCCTGACCCAGCTTCAAGACAACGTAAAACTTCTGCTGGTGGACGAACTGATTTATCCATACTGCAAAATGCTGGTTTTAAAGTTAAGGTAAAACACAAACACCCGTCAGTTAGAGATAGGGTCAATGCTGTTAATAGTAAGCTAAAGGATTCTAAAGGTAAGCGATATATTTTTGTTTCAAAATCTTGTAAAACAATGATAAAAGGATTACAAAGACAAATATACAAGGAAAACACAAATATTCCTGACAAAGAACAAGGTTTTGACCATATGAATGATGCTTTAGGATACTTAATTGATTATATTAAACCTCTTACAAGTAATGTTCAATTTTCTAAACCGACAAGATGGGCAATTAAGTAATGGCATATAACAGAGACTCAGCATTAGAAGTTCATAAAGATTATAGAGAGACAGTTAATAATTGGGAATACTATATCCGTTCTTATAATGGTGGATACGATTATACATTAGGTCAATACTTAAATAGATATAATTTAGAATTAGATAATGAGTTCAATCAAAGACTTGCTAATACACCTTGCGATAATCATTGCAGAAACGTAATACAAATCTATTCATCATTTTTATTTAGAGTCAAACCATCAAGAAACTTTGAGAGTTTAGCCGAAGAACAGAGTTTAGAATCATTCTTAAAAGACGCTGATTTAGAGGGTAACAATTTTAATTCAGTTATTAAACAAGCACAAAACTACGCATCAATTTATGGTCATTGTTTTATGGTGTTAGATAAACCTAATATTCAAACAAGCACTAGAGCAGAAGAACTACAACAAGATATTAGACCTTATGTATCTATTGTGACTCCTGAAAATGTTTTAGATTGGAATTTTAAAAGACAACCTAACGGAAAGTATGAGTTAGATTATTTAAAAATAAGAGAGGAAGTTGATAAAGATAATGGAACATATATGAGGGTTTGGTATCCTGACAGGATTGATACAGTTTATATGCCTGAAAGAGAAGAACCTGTTGTAATAGATACTGCCGATAATCTGATTGGCAAAATACCAGCAGTTATTTTATACAATTCCAAAAGTCACAAAAGAGGGATTGGTCAATCAGACCTAACAGATATTGCAGATTTACAAAAAGCTATTTACAACGAATACTCAGAGATTGAACAATTAATAAGATTATCAAACCACCCGTCATTAGTTAAAACAAATAGTGTTAATGCTTCTGCTGGTGCTGGTGCAATTATTGAAATTCCTGAGGAATTAGAGCCAAACCTAAAACCTTACTTACTTCAACCTAATGGTTCTAATCTAAACTCAATAATGGAGTCTATTGAAAACAAAGTTAATTCAATAAATAGGATTGCTCATATTGGGTCAGTAAGAACTACAAAGACACAAGTAAGTTCAGGTATAGCTTTACAAACAGAATTTGAATTGCTTAATGCTAGACTATCTGAAAAAGCAGATAATTTAGAAATAGCAGAAGAACAATTATTTAGATTATACGCACAATTCCAAAACTTAGAGTTTGATGGAGAGATTAATTACCCTGACTCATTTAACATTAGAGATTATGCTAGTGATCTTATGTTCTTCCAACAAGCGAAAGCATCAGGTGTTGAATCAGCTACACTTATGAAAGAGATAGATAAAGAAATAGCAAGAGCAGTAGTTGATAATGATGAAAAGCTAAACGAAATCTTTACAGAGATAGATACTAAACCTGAAGTGGGTTCTTTTACACAAGACGAACCACAACAAGAAGATCAAGAAGTAGAAGAAGAACAGATATAAAAAAGGCGACCATTTCTGATCGCCCTTTATTTTTATGAGTTATGTTCGTTCCATTCAGACCAATCAAAGTGACATAATTGGTAGTGTGAGTCACATTTATCTAAAATGTATTGTTTGAGTCTTTTCTTAAACATCTTACATTTTATCTCTGCTCTTTTTGCAAACTCCAAACTCATTTTCTCGTCACCGATTGGAGTTGAAAATATATCTTCTAGATCAATAGACTCCATTAAAGACCAATCTAATCTACCAAGATATTTTCCGTTTTCAGATTTATCAACTTTAACATTGATTTCTAAAAGCGGTTCTTCTTTTACTTTGGCTTTTTTTGTTTGTGCCATTTTCTCTCCTTGTTTTTATTTATTCACTATTATACCACACCCACTTTTTCAAAATGCTCTAGAAGTAAGCAAAGTGAATTAAGGCAAAAAATAACTGTTGTAGCAGTAGGCGAAAAAAAGTTAAAAAAAAGCTTTTTTGAGTTTTCGAGTTTTTTATGATAGACACAAAAAATGGCAGATATAGTTCAAAAAAGTACAGAATATCGAATCAAACAAATCGAACTCGCAGAAGCTAAATACTACAAAACTTTGACTTCAACATTAGATCGGATTGAAAGAGAAGTAGTATCATTAGCTAATAGAGATTTACCTACACAAGACGGAAAGCTTATACAGTTACAAGCGGCAGTAGCTATCAGACCTAAAATAAAACAAATCATAGATGCAGAATATTTACCTTTTGCAGATCAAGTTGTTAGAGAGGGTTTTACTAAACAAGCAAAGCGAATAGAAAAAGCTTTTAAGAGAATTGGTAATATTCCTGTCGAGTTTCAAGAATTAACAAAAGGCGATCTAGCATTAATACAAAATTTAAAACAACAATATTACACACAATTCAAAGACGTATCTAATACCTTTACAAGAAGATTATCAGAAAAGGTTTATCAAAATACTTTAGTTGGTTCTGACTTTGCAGATTTAGAAAAAGAATTACGACAAACTATTAATGGTATTTATGCAAGTTCTGATGATGTAGAAGCGAATCGTTTAGTTAGCTTTATAGAAGATAATAAGTTCAAAAGGTCTATGCAAGTGAGAGTTGATAAAGCAGTTCAAAAGCTACAATCTAAATTTGCTAGAGATCGTGCTGGAGAGAATATGAAAAGATACGCTGGTCAGATATTAAACGACTCATTACGAGACTTTGACGCTACCTTAAACTTCAATAAGTCTAATGACGCTGGTTTAACTTTTGTAAAATACTATGGAGATGTAATACCTACAACACGAGAGATTTGCAGAAATCTTGTAAATGGTGTAATAAAATCAAAGAGATCAGATGGTCTTTTTACGATTGATGAAGTGAATCAATTATGGGCATCAAGAAGTTGGTCAGGCAAAAAAGCTGGAAACCCATTAGTAGTTCGAGGTGGTTATAATTGTCGTCATCAATGGAGTTACGTCAATCCTGATTGGTATGATAGTAGCGGTGAACTAATAATATAGGAGTAAAAAATGTCAGAAGACAAAACACAAGAAACTTCAGCACCTGTTGAAGCTAAAGAAGAAGTAAAACAAGAACAACCAAAAACAGAGTCTAAATCTTTCACACAAGAACAATTAGATAATATCGTTCAAGCTAGATTAATGGCAGAACGTAAAAAGTATGAAAGAAAGATGGAAGAAGAAGAAAAACAAAAAACAGAACTTCTAAAGCAAAAGCAATTAGAAGAAGCTAAATCAAAAGCTGAAATAGAAAAGCTTATGAAAGAAAGAATAGCTGAGAAAGATACAGAAATATCAAGATATAAAACTGAAATTAAAAAAGAAAAAATTGATAATTCTATCTTATCTGTTGCGTCTAAGAATAATGCAATCAACCCAATACAAGTCGTTCAGTTAATAGAAAAAGAAATAAAATTAAATGATGATGGCAGAATTGAGGTACTTGATAATAATTCAAATATTCGATATAACGCAAAAGGAGAACTTTTAACAATAGAAGATAGAGTTAAAGAGTTTTTAGATACGAACCCACACTTCCGTAATGCAACAGTTCAAGGTTCAGGAAGTAAAGCGAGTATCGGTGGTAATACTGTAAAACCCTTAAACATTCAGGACTTAGACCTTAATAAACCCGAAGATCGTAAAGCCTATTCAGAATATAGGAAGAA